AGCACTTCTTGGTTGACATTTAACCGCGTGAGCATCTTCATAACAAAGTTTATCCTCACCGATTCTTTCAAGAATTGCATCTAACATTTCTTGATTTTCTTGTATGAAATTTTCAAGAGCCATACCATTCAAATACATAATAACCCTCTCTTCACCCTCAACTTGATTTGGGTTTACTTCCCAACCATCGGGAATATCTGTGTTATTATCGTCTTTGAAAATTGGTTTGAATTTACGTATTCTACCGGCACTATCTTGAGTTCCTTTTGGTTTATACGCTAATTCATCAACCTCAGTTTGTTGTTCTGAGATTACCTTAATTAAGTCTTTCTTTAAAATTTCTTTCATTTGAGTATACTTCTATATCTATATAAATACTTAGATTATTGTAATATATATTAATTTATCAATTTTAAACGGTCTGTATATTATCATAATCTCTAAAGAACTTCTGAAGTGCTCCCATTACTTTGTCTCCCGTTCTTCTAATCAATGTAGTAACGTGAGGTTTGTTTGAGGTCCATTGTTTTCTAGTGTCTATTGCAATTTTTAATAGTTCTTTAGGGTCTGTTGTCCCTTGTTCAACTGCCTCATTGATTTCACGTGCGAATTTTTGAAACCAACCCTCACCATTATATGTTGCATAAAGGAAATTAAATGTTAAACCCGCATCACCATTAACGATTTTTCTAGCCTGAGGAGTAAAGAATCTACTTTTATTTGATTCATTCTTTTGACCAATCATTTGAACACTAAGGTCAATTAATTTATTTTTAAGTGTTGGGTTGTCATCTAAATCGTACATATATTCCCATTTTTCAGATGCATTTTCAGCATCTAATAAACTAAAGAATTCTTTACCGGCTGTTGTGTTTTCCCAACCCCCATTAATTCTATCAATACCAAATAAAGTTTCAGTTGATGAACCGAATAATTTAAATTTCTCAGGATTCTTTTCTTTCATCTTAGGGTGATAATATCCACCTTCAATATACGACACGATAACTTTTACCATCTCCCTAATCTCCTCTGGTGATGTTACAATTACCTGCATTTGGTCAACATATTTAGATAATACTTCAGGTGTAACCTTACCTTTTACATCATTAAGTAATGACTTAACCAACTCAGGTGTAATAGTTTCTTTACCTGCAATTTTAGTATCGTCAGATTTAGTGGTTGGTGTTGTTGGGGTAATTGATGATGTTGAAGTGGTTGGTGTATCATTACTTGGTTGTGTATTGTCTGAACCTGGGTCCATTACAATTGACGAAACGGCAGAACCTCCACCTATGGTAACCGCAACGAAGTTAAATAATTCCTTCATTTTATCAGTGTTACCACTAACATCTAAACCTTTACCTAATTTTTTACCTTCATAGGTACCTGGAAACATTCGATAATGAAAACTATTATTCTTATGTACATTTTCCAAGTTATCATCACTGAATGGATTCTCACCTGCGTGTAAACCCAATGACTGAGCCATCTTAATAACCGCTATTGCTGTCTCGGGAGTGGTGAAACCAAAGTGAATGTGTGTATCGTGTCCACTCCATTTAAGACCATCTTGTTTATTTCCAGCATCCACGCCCCAAGGCATCTTATTCCAAACCATTTCATCAATACCCGGTATATCACCTTCGTTTAATGATTGAACTTCAGTAATTTCATCACTGATGTTATTTAATTTTTTATATTCTTTGACGGCCTTAGCGGTCTCAGGACCGAAGAAACCATCAATCCCGTGTTTAGGTAATGGATTTTTTGGTTCCATTGCGATTGATAATGCAATTTGGATTGTTTCAACTTCTTTTTGGAAAGTCATTGTACCATACTCTTGTTGTTCAAGTGTACGGTTAATACCTTCTAACGTATCTAAAAATTCGGAAACTTTGTTAGTTACTTTATCGGCTTTTGTTGGTTCGTCTATTTTCTCTGGATTAGGTTTTGATACTATAGTATCTATTGCATCTTCCTTAATTAAAGATTTACCGTAAATTAGTCGGTGGATTCGTTTTAAATCCTCATTCAAATTCTTCCTCATATTAGTATAAATATCAAGAAGTTATGTAATTTGATGTTTGTCATCTTCATTTTCAATATCGTTATTCCAATTCAGAAAATCGTCCGCTTTATAGTCGGGGTGATTCTTTTGCATATGGTCAATTCCTCGAACCCAAAAATATGAGATTAAGGCTGAAAAACTAAAAATGATAATTGCAACTACAAAAAATGATTCCATTATAATAAATATTCTAAAATTTTCTCTTTAATTCCTGATTGTTTAATACCCTCACTACCTTTGGGTGTCAACACAAAGTTAGTTAACCCCCAATCCATCTCCATCTCACCCCAACTTTCGTGTGTTTGTGGAATTCCCATATTGAGGTCGTCAACCGCTACCCAATGTGTAATTTCAGGATGGTCTTGTAGGTATTGATTAATCTCGATTGAACGTTCTTGTTCCAACATCCATTTAGGTGACCATTGAAATGTGTGTTCATTATAACAAGTACATTCTAAGTGTGATTTGGTGAATCCAATTGGTTTCTTTTTAATTCCTTGTGACTCATAATATTCACCCATCTCCTCAACAGAGGCCCATCTTTTCCAATCAGATGAGACAACAATTTCAGCATTAGTTTCTTCCAGTATTTCATTTAGTATTCCAATTGCTTTCTTATTAAAATTATCAAAGCGAGCCGCAACAGGTAATGAGTCAATCGATTGACTCAATTTACGTCCTGCCTTTTGTTGTTTCTTAAATCTACCTCCCCATTCCGTTGATAAACAAATAACCCCGTCGTGGTCTAAAAAGATTACCTTCATATTAGAATTTTTTAAAGTTTTTTATAAATTTTTTTTCGTAAACTTTTAATTCTTTTGTTTCCATTCCATTATATAAACCAGTTGACATAAATGCCTGAATCTCATCATCAATAATTTTCTTGTCATCAACATAGCCCATCTTAATAAGTTTTTTCTTTAACTTTTCGTAATGAATTGGTTTAATGTTTTCAATTAAATCAGTAACATTCTTTTTATATTCTTTATTGGTAAAATATAAACCGTGTGCAATTTCGTGATTAGTCGTTCCTTTGTCTTTTGAACTTGCACCAATTAAATACCAATTACGACTTGTTCCATTATTTTTATTTTGTGAATTAATACCACAATAATAATAAATGTCCTTCATCACAATATCGTATTCAGTTTCTTTATAAAAAGCGTCAACCCCTTTTTCTAATATATTAGATGGAATATTATATCCAGACCAATCATCAGGATATGTAAATGTTCTTTTCTTCCAAGCTGTTTTATAGAATCTCATATACTCCATCCAAGTAAATGATTTACCTCTGAATTTCTTATATGGTGATTCGTAAAACTCTTGGTATCGACAAAACAACATTGCTCTATCGTAATCATCATCTACTTCAACACAATAAATAAATGGTCTTATTTCTTTTACTTTACCCTTAACTAATGGGTGTTTAATATTCATAAATTAAATTTTACTCACTTACCGCTCTACCTTTTAATTCATTCCAATCTTGTTCTGGTCTTACTCTTAAATTTGTTTCCCACGCACCTTCCAATGTATTCATTTGGATACCACGTTCTTGACTGAACTCGATGATTGCGTTAATGTCTTTAGGAAAACACGTACCGCCGAATCCACGTTTACCGTCGTGACCTGGTACCGACGTGTGTGAATTACCAATACGTGGGTCAGAAACAAATCCCTCAACAACATCATTCCAATCCCCACCCACTCGTTCTACCAAATCATAATACTCATTCATAAAGGCCGTCTTAACCGTTAAGAAGTTGTTAGCCATATACTTAATAATCTCCGCCGATGTTGGGTCTGTTAGAACAAAATGTTTCTTTCCAAATCGAGATTCAAAAAGATTCTTAACTTTAATTACCCCTAATGGATTACCACCGATAACAATTCTTGCTTGTGTTAACATATCCAACTTAGCGGTCTTCTCTGTTAGGAACTCAGGACAAAATACAATCTTCAAATTATACTTACTCTCTAACATTTTCGTTGTGCCAGGAAGTACCGTGGACTTTAGGATGAAGGTTGGATTATATCTACCGGGAACATTTGCAAAAAAGTTCTCAATGATAGATAAATCTTGACTACCGTCTCTTTTCATTGGTGTTGGTAAACACACGAAAACATAATCTTGCAATAATGTTTCCTCTAATGAGTGTGTTCTTTTAACCTCATCAATATCATATACCTTTATGTCCGCTGTAGGGGCGAACGCGAAAGCTTGTGACTCACCCACAAACCCAAAACCTACAATTCCAATTCTATATTTCATCAATGTTTATTAATTTTTCTGTTAAGTTAGTTGCGTCTTTTATTGGTAAATGACCAACAAATTTTAATTCTTTTTCTGGGTGTTCAATTATTTCACCACTTTCCGTTTCGGTTTCTTTATTCATCAAAACCCAATCCCAAAAAATATCTTCTTTATTTATTTCCTTTATATTCCAAATATAAAATCCTTCAGGTGTCGAATTTAAATAATACGCTCGTTTATACCCTGAATTTTTTAATTTATCCCATTTATCTTCCTGAATAAACATAAATTCACAATGTATTCTTCTACATTTTATTTCAATTTGAGCTAACCATTTTAATGTGAAAGCATCATAATAAGAAAATTTATCACTTGTTTTTTCTAAATCAGGAAATAACATTTTCTTCACTAGAAAAAAAACTACTTTTTCGGTGAATGAACCAAAATATTTTCTTATTCTTGCTTCTTCACGTTCAATCAATAACTTAGGTGAGTTTATAAGCAACTCTTTAATATCTCCCGACATAAATCTTCTGGTATTTTACTTCTTTCATACGCATTAGCTCGACCTTGAGTTCCTGTCTTAGATCCTCTTGGTGCCGCAACGTGACAAGGGTCACCATTCTTACACATCTTACGAGGAGTCCATACATCACTATTAGTCCATATATCAGTTGGTTTCATACGTTCATCACCATATTGACAATAAGTAACCGTATTTCGTTTATAACCTTCCATAAATGGCATCTTACGAAGAACTCCACGTGGGTTCTCTATAAACCAATAGGTTGGTTGAAAATATTCTATAATTTCAATTGTTTTCTTAACTAATTCGATACCTAGTCGTGCGGTGTCTGTCTTAGGAATGTAAGCACCCTTACCACCGGTCCAATGATGTCCAAGAGCTGCAACACTAAATCCAGTACAAGGAGGTGAAGCCCAAATCACGTCAGGTTTGAATGGTACTTTAGTTACATCAAAGTCTAAGATACTAACGGCATAATCAATACCATCGAATGGTGTGATGTCGGATGAAAATACTTTCATACCTAAACTCTCAGCAATCTTTCCCACTGAACGACTACCAGCATATAATTCTAACACCTTCATTAACGTAAGTGTTTAAATTTGCTCGCAAGTTTATTGATGTAGTCTTCTTCTTCAATTGTTAATAAATCACGACACTTGGCTAATTTATCAAGACTCGACCAAAACGTAAGGTCATTGAAATTAGGTTGACGAACACCGGTATTATTTGATTTGTTTGATTGAGATGGTTCGATATGTCCATCTTCTTCTAAGATTTCAACTAATCTTTTAAGTTCTCCGTTACTACACGAATCAATAAATTCGCTTGGGTCGATGTCAATCTCTGTTGTAAATTCAGGCATAATATTGTTATTTAATGTTTAATAAAATATAACAAAAAATATCCAAATAAAAAAATTAAAGAGAAAAACTTTCTCCACATCCACAAGTACGTGATGCGTTAGGGTTCACCCAATGGAACCCCTTTCCGTTTAGACCATCGGAATATTCTAATTGTGTACCATAAAGATACAATACCGATTTTTTATCTATCACAACTTTTAATAACCCCAAATCTATCACCTCGTCCATATCGGTAATTACATCATCAAAATCCATTTCATATGATAAACCACTACAACCTCCACCTTTAACACCGACACGTAAATTGTGAGTTTCGGAAGTCAATTGTTCTGACGTCATTAATGTCAACAAATGTTCTATGGCCTTTTCAGATATCGTAATCATAATAATAAGTATCGTTTAAACGATTACTTAGATTCGGTTTTTTTAAAAAGGTCTTTAAGTTTCTTACCCTCTTTAATAACTTTACCATTTTCATCCATCATAGGTGCACGATAGAATTCGTATACCATCCAAAGGAAAGTCCCAATAATACCAATTATAAAATATGTCATATAGTTAATTTTTAGGTTTCCAAAATTGATACCATTTTCTTTTAATAATTGGTTTACATTCGGAAAATGGGTTGTCACCAAATGATACTTTGTTAATGTATTTGGCGGTTAAGACATTCATAAACACTTCGTGATATCTTTTAGGGATGTCGGCAAAATCTGCTTTAATGTCCACCTTTAATTCTATCGAACCATCTTGGGTAAATACGGTAAAATGTTCGTTTAACGTGACTATTGAAGAAGCTTTAACGTTTACGTATTCATTACCTAAATTATATTCTGTACTCATTTATTCTGTTTGATGTTCATAATAATCCACGTACTCTTTTTTAACATTAGGGTACTTAGATAAAATTTCTTCTCTGGTAGTTTCGTGTCGACCAATTTCAATATTCAATAAAAATTGTGTTTCAATTAATTCGTCGGTTTCTTTTTTGGTTGTTACTTTATACTCATCAAACTTTCTTTGATTCTCAACAAAGAAAAATAATACGATAGATAGAGTTATTAAACTTAAAGCTAATAAACCTCTTATTGTTGTTTCAGTTTTCATTTAGGATAAGTTTTTAATGTCAGTTAATGTTTTTTCCACATCTTCTTCGGAAAGGTAACCAAGTACATCATCTGTAATTGGTGTACTATATGTTATTTCACCATCTTTACCGAAGACGGCAATTTCATATAAACCATTCTTACCTCCGTAAGTATGTTCACCTTTTACAATGCTAGCTCCGTAACCATTTGGAAACTGTACTATACATTGATTTCCCATCCCCATTGGGTGGACTTGGAAGTTTAGTTCTTTGAACACTACCGTGTCGAAGTTGTTCGTTGGCCTTTCTGTTGTTTTCATCTTTTAATTTTTTTACGAATGCTCGTGTTAAATAAAAATTCATAATTAAAATATTTCTTCAGCAATACCTAAGACTTCCGCTAGTCCAAATAATACCGCCGCAATTTTTACATCACCTTGGAAGAGGAAAAAACAAGCACCAAATCTGATGCCTGATTTTACAATACTTATCCAAAAATGACTATTTGATTTTGATTCTTTCGGTTCCATAAATCTAATATAGTTATTTTTTGTGAGATTTCAAAACTTTTTGTGATTCAATATAATTGTCAATAAAGTTAATTCGTTGACCAATCCAATACATTACATTAACTGTCATTGAGTTACCAATTGCACCTTTCACACTTGAGTATGATGGTTTCTTACCGGCAACTTCGAAGTCTAAATAACCGTCAGGGAATCCTTGAAGTCTTTCAAGTTCTCTCTCGGTGAAGACACGAATTGATTTCTTATCCACCCAATAGTTTGATGTTGACATTTTACCAAACCCATCAACTAATGTTTGTGCATATGATTTGGTTACTGTACCTGCGAGTTTAATGTGTCCGAGAATATTTTGGGTGTACTCATCCCTCTTGATTCGATTCTTCTCTTCAACGCTTTCAAAACATCCTTCTTCAAATAATACGGAGAATGGGATTTTCCAATTGTTTCCACGATATCCGACAATAAAGATTCTTTTGCGTCGTTGGGGAACTCCGAAGTATTGGCTGTCGAAAACCCGATAAGCGATGGAGTATTCTTCTCCTTGGACAACTCCTTGTTTGTCGAGGTCTTCGGCTTTGAAGTTAGTACCTGTGAAAGAGGAGATGATTTCACACAAGGCCTTTCTGTGTTTTCCTTTAAAAACGCCTTCGACATTTTCCCAAATGAACCATCTTGGTCGTTTTTCTTTAAGAATTTCTCCATACTTAAGGGAGAGTTGACCACGGATATCATCCATTCCTTTGTTGAGTCCCGCATCGGAAAAAGATTGACAAGGCGTTCCTCCGACCAATAAGTCGAAGTTGATGTTTTTGTAGGCTGCATAATCGTTTAGTTTAGTTAGATCTGAAAATAAAGGAACGTTTGGATAGTGATGTGATAAGACTTTTTGAGGAAAAGATGCGAAGTCACATAAACCTTCACACTCCCAACCTAATGGTGACCAAGCTACCGTAGCCGCTTCAATCCCACTACATACTGAGAAATACTTCATATGTTATTTTGTTTAGTAGTTTAACAACAAGACAAATTTAAGAAGTAATTTGTGAAATACAAAAATATTTTAGAATATTTTTTTTAATATTCATAACTAACTACAAATCAATTAGATAAGAACTCATATTTCTCTTTTTTCCATTCTAAATGTGGATATTTTTTGAATCTATTTGATAGTATGATGGTAGCATCTTCGAATATACTATCAACCGCCGTGTTGGCTTTACCGTATGATTGGATTAGGTTTCCCTTTCTATATTGTAAGTTAATCTTTTTTCTGTTGTGTTGTAATGAAACGAAAATGTAAATTGCTCCGTGTGGAAATTGTTTGGACATACAATTTTTCATTGAGTATCCTTCTAATCTAAACTCATCTTCGGTTAACAATACTTTTGGTTTAAATATACTACCATTAACAC